CCTTATGCATAGCAGCATGTATTGTTTGGTGCTTAGATGCACAAGCCACTAACATTTCAACCCATTCCCTGTCTGATACAGGAGCGTTAATCAATGCATCAAACAGTAGGTCAGAGGTAATGGTTTTTAAGCTTTTCATCTCTTCCCCATTATAAAGTTATATATACCTTCTAGCACCATCACTATAAACTGTAGTGGTCGCAAAACAAGGTACAAAAGCATAGCCAAGTATATTACATATAGAAGGTCAATTATAAATTTCATGTTAGTCCTCTATACTAGTGAAGTTACCTTTAATCTTTTCTTCTTTAGTCCATGATGATTGATAGATATTATCCACATCACACATTGCCAATGCCTCTTCCTCTGAGATAACCCTATGTGATGATATGGTTTCCCCTATGTGATTCTGTGAGAACTCCTTGGCATTGTCTGATGTAACAGTATCAAGCGCATATTCAGGGTGGTCGGCTGGACATTCAATAACATAACGCATCCTGTACATACTGACAGTCTCTACTAGAACCCAAACATTTTTGTTAGCCATGACCATCCTCTCGGTGAGTTAACTTCGGTAAAGTGTGTTATGTCCCACATTCCCTTGCGCTTCTCCTCGGCAAAGTATGCCTTTTTGTAATCAGGATTAAGCCATCTAAGCCCTGTACACTCCTCTTGACTATAACTGCACACCTCATATACCTCAAGTGATGTCTTGTCGTAGGTAATGGTGTAGGTGCGACTACCCTCCCAATCTGATTCCAGCACCATAGCATTAGAGCCGAAGCATTGCCATTGAAAGTCCCAGTTATCCGTGACTCTATACTGTACTCCCTCCATCCAATCTTTAATGGTTATCATAATTATCTCCTAATCACAGGTGGGTTAGTCGCGTAAGGGTTGTTTGGCGAGTTGGGGCTAAATGTAGAACCATAGTTGCCATTAGGGTTGTTAATGGAATCGGGGCTGTAGACTGACCCATACCTACCAAATGGATTATTGGTTGAATCAGGGGCAAACTGACTGCCACCCAATTGACCTAGGTATTTACCATTCTGCTGGTCATATAACTCTACTGCCTGAACTGTTGATGCCACAATTAGTAATGCTATTATCTTAATCATTCTATTACCCATAACACACCCCCTCCATATAACTACTAATACCAGTGTGAGCCATCTTCCTTAAATCAGGAGACAGCACTCCATACTTCTGCCTAAAGTAAATCACCCGCCTTAACGATTCTTCCACCTGTGATAGATGGTTTAATCTCTGCTTCTTCTGCGTAGTAAGTTCCTGTCCTACCATGCCCCTTGCCTATCATGACTGACTTAATAGAGCTCCTTAGATGCGTAAAGCTATTGTGTACTTGGTGTATGGTCATGCCAACACCAGACATAATCATTTCTTTAGTACATCCCGGATTCTCTTCTATGTAACTCATCATGTTTAAACGTAGTTCTGTTAACTTTCTCATATCCCCCCCGATTAAACACCTGAATAAACCTGATTAGTTATTTCATCTCGCGTAGAATGATTGTTTTCATACCCAGATGCAGCAAAGTTACTATTCTTTGCAGCGCTCTTGGCAGCATTATAAGCAGTCCTAGCAGCATCACGCACATCCCAAGCGTTGTCGTATGCTAACAACGCAACATCCGCAGCCTTTGCAGAATCAATGTAAGCAGCCTCTGCATCCTCCTTCTCCTTCTTCAACTCCTCAATCGTCTTAGCCATTCTTTACCTCCACTTTAATTATAGGCTCTCTTGGTGTCGTTACTTGTTCATGTACATTCCACCCCACCGCAAATGAATACGCAAATATCAAGAGCCACATTACAGCAACTCCAGCCTTTGAGCATACCACGCAGCCTTGCCAGCATCGTCTGAGTCCTTCTCCCCCATACGACTAGCGTACTTGAGCAGATTGCCCCTTAGATAGCCCCTGTACTCCTCTGGTGATAGCTTGGCTTGGATGAAGTCAATCACTTCGATTCCTCCCTTGGTGTAATGAGGAGGGCTATTAACCATATCAGGTCTGACCGCATCCCAATCGCTAGGAGTTGCGCTGTTTAAACTGCCCTTGTCTACCCAGTAGTTAGGCTTACTTGCCCCCTTACATGCCTCTTGTGCTCTGCGAGTATCTTCGTATGAATATCCGTATGTCATAAACATAATCTCCTGTATTTGTTTTAAAGTAGACCCACTGTTAGCCTTCAACACATGCTCTAGTACATCATATATATCATTCATATTATTTCCTCATACTTATGGAACTCATCCCACATAATGTTATAACAGCGCATAGCTGGCATATCACTCTTCTTATACTTCTCATAGCAAGTACAGTACCCTGTTATTAACTTGTCAGGTAAAGGCTTGTTAGCGGGTAATGCTCGTTGGGCATCAAAGCATTGGTCTGCTGAATGTGAGTTCTTAGCCCCCACCAAACATAGCATTATCACAACTAGTGTCTTCATCGCTTGGTATCTCATATGCCACCCCTAGATGCACACTGAACCCACTTGGCTGATCTCATCCATGTCCTTCATAGTCCCCAATCCCCTTGCATACATAAGGGCTAGGTTATACTGAGCCTCGATGTTGCCTTGGTCAGCTGACTTGTGATACCAGTACAGGGCATCTAGGTAACTCTTCTCTACACCTCTACCCTCATAGAACATCCATCCATACGCTTCTTGGGCAACTGGGTCACCCAATCCTGCCATTTTAGGTACTTCGTCTAAAGTCATTTTTTTCCCTCCACAATGTCCTGAACCTGTTTAAACAGCTCCCACTCCGTGCCATAACGCTTCTCAAACTCTTTCTTCCAAGGATGCCTAGACACCGCGAGGTGATTGTTTACACCCAGTCTATGATGGATAGGGCATAAAGGTATTGTATGGAAGTCATCTATCCTACCTGTACCCTTGGAGATGTGATGCATGTCAGGCTCGCTCCTAATGCCCTCGGTGTTTAAACACACTATGCACCCCATATCCTGTAGGGCTAGATACCATCTACGTTTTCCCATTGTTTAAGACATAAATCCTGTGTTGTAATTCAGCTACCTTGTCCCTTGCGTACTGCCATTCACTGGCAGATTCATGATGTTGTGTACACTGTATACGAGCAGACTCCAATCTATCATGTAATTCTTTTAGTTGCCATGCCTTGTCAGTATCTTCCTTTAGCTTGGCATCTAACCAAGCCTTGTCTTCATTGTTCATTTTATTTTCCTTCCCATATTGAAATAATAATTTCTTCTCAACCAAGAAACCTCTCTTGCTCTTTACATCACCCCTACCTATGCAATGCCTGTGTACCAACTGGTTAATAAAGATACACCTGATGATTTCTTTTGGTGTAAACATCATATATTTCTTGTCATCATATATAACCCACCAGTCAGCAGTGGTAGTCATTAATGCTGATGCCTTTTTGTTATACTCTATCTCTATGAATATATTGCCAGTCTCACAACTCATGTGGTCATACTTAACCTCAACTGATTTATGTAGTTCTGGTATCCATATATCATAGCCATGAAACTTATCAATAATGCAAGCACAGGGGCATTTCTTTTGGATAATCTTAAGAACCTGTCTCTCCACTTCCTGACCTCGTGCAAGGTCTCGGAAGAAGACATCACTACTGTCTGTCATCTGCGGTTGAAACGATTTGGCTTGTACTCATAGTCAGTGACATACCCAACTATGAATAGAAACAATACAAATGCCACAGCAGTAACACCAAGAAAAGCAAATCCAATCAATGCTATATCCATGCTAACGCTCCCTTCGCCTCTTAGGTTTAATTGCTAGGATACCCTCTTCCTCAGTCATCATGGCTTTAGCCAATGATTTCGCCATAGTTGGTATCTCTTCCAGAGAGCAGTCTCCGTTGATGAGCAGACCCAACATAGCCACACCTGTGTATATAACACCTATCTCAACATCATGGTTTGTCATTTCTCCCCCTAATGAACAGTTCAATGTCATCACATACCGCAGTAGCCCATGTCTTACCTGATGGGAACATCATGCCACTACCTTTGGTGTCGTGAGCGATAACCATTGCCTGATTTAAACCAGCGTTAAACCCATCGTTGTATGCCTCGCTTGCATCCATCCGAAGGGTCAATGCTTCTCTGGTTAGCTGAGATAAACTCATATGGTTATGCTCAACATAATCATGAATTTTCCTGTGCAATTCCTTTGAGATATACACAAACAACTTCGCTTCATTAGAACGGGTCTTTTTGTTCTGTCCAGATTCCATATTCCCTTTCCATTTCATCAAATTTATCTTTAGCATTCTGATTGCCATTGAGTTCAGTCCGTGAGGATATGCCACACACCTCGTAGATATGTGCTATTGCCCTCTCCTCTGCGGATGCTCCAAGCTCAGATATACCCCTATGCCCTATGGCATCCAACCATTCCTGAAACCCCCTGAAACGACAGAGGATTGCAGATGTCTTAACACGGTTATGAACAGGCTGTGCTGTTTCGTCATCCTGTATCTTAACCAATGCGACACCGTATCGAGACCCAACAAAGTCCCGAATCAGCTCTTCTGGCAACTCGTCTGGGTGAATACCAAGTGTTAGTATAAATCCAGTCTTGTCTTGCCTCATCGCAATTTTACGACCTTCAAATTGTAGTGTGTTCATAGTGATGCCTTTAAATTAAGTTGTGTCTCAAGGTACAAGATGATAGTCCTGAGACCTAATATCTGGCGGTCAGCAATGTCAGCATCGTCAACCCATTCCTTGTTCTCAAGCAACAAGGCATAGTTATTAGACTTTCAAGACCTCTATCTCTTCCTTAAGTTTTAACACATCACCCCTCAGATACTCGATATGAGTATCCTTGGAGATGACCTTTTTGTGATGGCTAGAAGGGGACATCATCGTCTTCTTTAGTGCGCTTAACAGCAGAGCCAGATGCATCTGGAATCCAGACCTTGCTTGCCTTTAACGATAGATACGTTCCTTCAGACCACTGCTTCTTCCACCCACCTAAAGATATAGTTTATCTGGTTATCCACAATCTCAAACTCACTCAGGTCTATCAATACAGTCCCCTGATAATCAGGACTCTTGTCAGACAATTTAGTTTTACAAGCAAATAATGACCCATTGTTTGGTTTCATCTCATATTTAGTGTCATACGATTTCTTTTCAGCCATGTTCTATTCCCCTTTAAGTTTAAGTTTAAGTTCTGCGAATCTTGCTTGTAACCTTTTGTATCCATCAGCATCAGAAGATTTAATGTCATCAATCTTAGATTGATTAGACTTCCATATTGATTTCAACTCATCCTCGGTATTACATGCCTCAGCCCATTCAATTAGCTTGCCAAGCAACATTGTCTGGTCTGGCTTCTCTACTACCTTCTTTACCACTTCCTTTACTGCCTCCTTTACAACTGGCTTGGCATCGTCACCAGTCACAGCATCCAGTACATCGTTCTCCACGATAGCAAGCGCGGTAGTGTACAAGTACCTACGTTGGTAGCTTTCTACTGCCCCGATATTCTGCACCTCGTGGCATCCCTTTAGGTTTGCTGAACCCATAGGTGATGTAAACGATACGCTACTGCCATCCTCGATATCAAAGACAATCATTGTTGCCAATGTCTCTGTAAAGGATATGACATCAACCAGACCTTTCTCTTGAAAGATTTGTTGAACCGTTGGCAAGAAGTCAGCGAGTTCAAAATACTTGTATCCCGCAAACTTGTTATGCCCTGACTTGTTTAAACTCTTGTGCTTGCAACGCAACCCTTGAGTCAATTAACTTCTTTAGTACATTCAAAATGAATCCTCCTGTGTTGATTGAAACTGACTACACCATTTAGATACACCACAATAGTTGCCTGTGCATCTAACTGCCTCCCCTTTACGAACCTCGACAAATGCCTTGTCCTTGGCAGTCATCGTGGCTAATAACTCTCTGTGCTTCTACTTCATTGTCGAACACCCTGACAGCAGTCTTACGACCATCCTTCTTGACTGCGTATGTGGTGTCACGCATCCAACGCTCTTCCTCCGAGCATAATGGTAACTCCTCATCCCAATCTGCATTGACCTTCGACTCCCTATGCATCTCTATGCGGGCTTTGATATAGGCTTCAGTCTCGTCCATAGTCCACATAGGTATCTCTATCACCTGAATGGTAGCCTGTGGGTATGATGAATCAGTCTGAGCCTTACGCCTACTGAAGTCCCTGATGAAGGCACATATCTGAAGACCCTTAACAGGTGTCTTCTTGACCTTCTGATATATGTAGCGGTAGATGTTCTGTTGTTGTATCCACTCAGGCTTGTCATGCATGAGAGACCATGCGCTTGTGAACTTGTAGTCTGTTATGACCGTTCCATCATGGTCGTTGCGTTGTAGGTCGATAGCACCTGACAGGATGATGTCATCTACAGTCAAGAACAATCTCTCCTCGTTGGTGTGACCATCCACCACAGAGCGTTCAGCTACGACATGCAAGGCTGTACCAAGTAGCATCCATATCATATCTGACACATCGCTCTGCATCTCTGTATAATGCTTCTTGCGTAGCCTGTTGATGCGAGGTGGTGATAGTATCTCTGTTACTGAGTAATCTGATTCGCCTTTGCTGTATTGGTCATCAGATGCCAATGCCATTAGTGTTGCGGGTACGTTAAACTTATTGGTGATTTTCAAGGTAGCCTCCTATATAATGTCTACATGATATTACAATTAAAATTATTATGCAAGCACTTTCATTAACCATATTTGGTGAACCCGCAAGCAAAGCAAACTCTAGAAGATTAGTGCGCTTTGGTGGGAAGCCCATGATAATCAAGTCTTCCAAGGCACTGAACTATTGCCAAGCGTTTAAACAACAATGCTCTGAGCTATATGATTTTGAGTTGCTGGAACTGGATGTCATAGTAACGATTCGCATTTGGTATGCATCTCGCCTCCCTGACCTAGATGAAAGCTTGATACTGGATTTACTTCAAGGTGTCACCTATAAGAATGATAGGCAAGTTAAAGAGAAGCATATTATATGGATGGGTGTTGATAAGGAATTCCCTCGATGTGAGATAGAAGTGAGGGAACTAGAAGTGCAGTGGAAAGAACCAAAGAAAATGTCTAAGAAGATGTCTAAGCAAATGTCTAAAAGCGGTGATTGAGATAATTATTCACCGCATCTAATATAACTCATTGTATACAATAGATAATCATTGTACATTTAGAGATACACTTTGTTGCAATTAGAGATACAAAGGCATAAAAAAAGCCACCGATAACCTACAAGGGTGGGTGGCTCTCCGACCTACGTCTGGTCTATCACAGGGAGGCTTAGGCTCTGTAATGTCTTCATTTTACACACACTTAGAAAATATTGTCAATTAATTAATGACACTAGTTAGAAGGCATCCTTATCCTCATAGTAAGTACCGCAAGCCCGATTGTATGTCAACACCGTCTCACCCTGAGTACCAATCCATCTATACCTACACTTCCACACATATATCTCAACGTCTGCCCCTGTACCCCTCCTATGCACAGTAAGCCCGCAATCAGCCTTAGCCCACCATGCCATTGACCCTGAGATAGCCATACCATCTGGTCTAGGTAAGTCCATGTTGGAACGGGTAATCTTTGAAGGATGGGCTACAAACCATACATGAACACCGTATGCCTTGGCAAACTGTTGCATCCTCGTTAGCATGGCTGAGATAAACTCATGCTCTGCTACCCCTGTCTTGTTCTCAATGTAGTTGTATGGGTCTATCACTAGCCCCCTGATGCCTGTTCTTGCGACTGCTACCCGTGCTCTCTCTAGGATAGAATCAATAGATGAAGGCTCTGCCCCCTCTGAGTCAAGGAAAAGGAAATGATTCTCTACCCATTTAAACGCTGTATTCTTCTCATCCTCGGTCATCTTGTTGTTGCCATCGAAGAACCGCTTCTCAGTATTAATCTCCATCAGGCGGGAAATATGTACCTCTGGCTGATTCTCGAATGAGCATATAGCAAACTTCCAATCATGCTCGCGGGCTAGGTTAACCATCAACTGGTCAACAAAGTTAGACTTACCTGATGAAGGGTATCCAGTAACTATGGTTAGTTGACCCTGTGCTACGGTGTATATCTGGTCTACATTAGAATACCCTGTGCTAGTACCCTTACCGTTACCCTTACCCCATAGGTCATTGAGACGGTCTAGGTACTTGTTAGCTGATGACAATCCCGCTACAGGGTAAGGCTCTGCTGAATCTATAATGCCTTTGACTATGTCAGCACCGCTGTCCAAGAATGCCTCATTCAAATCCTTGTAAGCGAATGTAGCAACCCTGCATTTGTCCTTACCAATCCTTCTGGCTAACTCTTCAGCTAATGCCTGTCCTGCCGTATCTGTGTCAGTAGCTATCACTACAAATGGTACAGCCTTGAGCATATCGAAGGCATTCCATACAAAGCTAAATCTCTTGTCCTCTGAGGCATCTATCTTACCGTCAGTAACCTTACATAGGTGCACCGCTAGGTACGCTTAGAACATTCTTTATGCCACATTCCATCAGGGTCAGGGCATCTATCTCACCCTCAACTATCACTACTGGCAACTTGGTATCTATGTGGTCTATACCAAAGAAGTCCTGAGCACCTCCTGCATCCTGTGTAAAGTCCTTGCTCTCAATGCTCCTGTACTTAGCTGAAATGTATACACCGTTACGAAAGTAGGGGAAGCCAATGGCATCAGTCTCTTTGTTCAGTCTGGTAAAGTATTTACTGGCTGAGAATAGCTTCATATCATCTGCTACCTTAGCAGATATGCCTCTGGTCTTTAGGAATTCATAATGCTGTGTATCAAGTTTGGTACTCGGAAGCTGTTTGAGTGGTATCACGTTGTGCTCCTGTATTTTGTATGGTTTGTTGTTCAAAGGTGCTATGCCTCCTATACCACAATGGTGGCAATGGTAGACAAAACCCTCTGGTTTGCGAGTGATGATTAGTTCTTTGAGTCTGTGTTTCTTACGGTCAGGTGAGCACGATGGA